TGTGGCACTCGCTGAACCGAGAGAGTGTCCGGTTAAGATAATTTTGTCGTACGCATCAAAGTCATCTAAGATATCTAATATGTCGTATTCATTCATACAATACGAAGCATATCTTGCGAACCCTCGATGTACATCGTTTCTTTTCATTGCGATTGAAATATTATCTATCCAGTTGATGATGGTATCCGTACCCTCGATGGAAATGTAGAGTTTATTCTTATGTTTATTGAATAATAAGTCCGGTTTTCGATAGTAAATATTCTTACACATGTGAGCACAGTGTAAATGTTCTTGGTTCAAAAAAGTGATCTTATGATTACGTACAGATCTAGACATCATTGTTGTCATACTCGACATATTTTATTTATCATTTCTTTTTATTGCCGATGATTCTTCACCATCGGTTCATTAAGTATTTATCAATCTCTTCAGAAATGTTTAGGTCTTCGAAAGAATTCTTTACACACATGCGAATGTTCCTAATATTCTTAATATCTTTATAGTGAAAGAACTTTCTATCAATAGTTTCGTCGGTTGTTCTAAATTCTGACATGAAACTTCTCGAAAAGACCAAATATACTTTGGTGTCTTCTTTGTATCGCCATTCATTTTGAATCGTAAATGTATTAGGAAAACTCGAATTCGTTTCCTCCTTGAATTCTCGCGTCATCGCAACAAACGTCGATTCACCGCGTTCAATATTACCTCCTGGGGTCATCCATTTATTCGTGTATTTGTTTTTTAGGAGCAAGACGAAACCTCTGTAATTCACAAAATATACCGCGACATTCTTCAACATTGTGGTGGTGTCTGAGAGTAAGTTAGTTTTAATATAGGAATACATATTCAAATTTTATTTCAAATAACTCGGAACTCGTATTGTTTGGTGCTTTCCAAATATTTAACACTTCCAACTTTTTTCAATATACGGGTTTTCATATATAATTCATAATTGAATAACTCGCCAGTTGTTTTCACATATATATATTGAATCGCGTGACCAGGTGCTTGTATCACCGATATATTACTTTCCAAAGATTGTTTGATTTTATTCGTCATTAAAATTTCAGAATCTCTTATATATGATTTGATCTTACGTTTCCCTATGTTCACAGGAAACTTGTAACATCCCAGCACCGAATTGTGTATATTACAATCTACAGAAGACATCTTGATAGCCTCAAGAAACTCGGTATTCAACAGCATTTTGCGTTTTGATATATCCTGTATGACTTCATCGGTTGTTTTTTTGGAATCATTCAAATTGATGATTTGATTATTCTTTTTTATTTGTTCATTTGAAAATTTCATTGAATATTTAAACACCATGAAATTTTGTTCGTCTTTAGGTAACGCCGTATGAGAGCACGCACGATTCGCACGCCCTATAACCTGATCTGTTCGGTTTTGATTCCAATAAGGTTCTACAACATGCACTTGACGGACATTTTTCAAAGATATTCCTTCCGAACCAGAACGCGTAATAAAAAGTGTATTTAACACTTCGCCGCGTATATTTGATTTGCTTTTCAAGGTTTTCTTTATGTTGTCCGGTAATTTATCAAAGTCGTTATTGAAAATTCCTAGCAATATGTTCGTGTATTGGGTTTTCTTTTCAATATCATTGTACGTGTTTTTGAAAAAGGCATATCTCGTTTTACCTTCAGTTTCGTCCATATTCGTTTTCCAGGTATCACCATCCAATTCGATTTTCAATTCGGCATATCCATCATGGTCTAGACATTTTGATAGAATCGCAACACCCTCGACGCTACTGAAGTTCGAGTATATCAATATGGTGCCTTTAGACTCTTTCATATTGGTTAAAACTTTGTTGAATTTTGGTGATAGAACGTCGAGATCTTGTGTAAGATGTTCCTGTGTTAATGAATTGATGGAGTTCTGTAATTCTATATAGTATTTATCCATTTCTTTTTTGAATTCTTTAGGCTTCGGTCTTTCAATCGAATCGGGGAACGCGAAATTACACAATTGCCTAGAATACACTTTGAAAACGGAGACAATGTCCTCTGTAGGTCGTTTCACCTTTTTCTTTTTTGCCAACGATTCTAATTTATATTCGTCTTTTCTACCCTGTGCATATTTATCGAATTGATAATCGGACATGTCTAACACTTCGTTTTTAATGGTTACGCTCGGATACAAGTTCGGATCATTGTCCTCAAAATAGGATACACTTCCCAAAGCTTTCCTCATGAATAAATCTTTATTTTTCATTCGTGAAACTTTGGTTGTCGAATCGATAAATAACGAGTTGAAATCTTCCTCCTTGTCGGAAAACGGAAGAAACTTTTTGGAAGTGTGAGACTTGACAACGAGATCGTTCTTTTTGAAAAGTTTGATTATATTTTTTACACGTACGGTGTCACTTGCTACAGTGTCGCTCGTTTCAATACCGTCTTTCGATTTGGTATTCACGAAACCATTTGGGGTCAAAGAGAGCGACAATTTATTTTCTTTGAATTCAAACTCGTCAATGAAATTGATTGCTTTGAATGTATTTTCGACTTGTTTGTTGGTCACTTCACCGTCAAATTCGAGGTAATGTATTCTTGTGTAACCCTGAACCAAATTGATTATTGATGCCAATTCGAACGGATTGTTAATGATTGGGGTACCAGACAGCAGCACGATTTTCGTATCCGACGCCTTGAGAATGAGTTTATTCAGTTTCGACGCAATTTTCGATTTAGGATTCGATACCGCAGAAATGAAATTATGAACCTCGTCAATGATAACCGTCTTATCATCAAAAAAGTTTTTGTCACCCGCCGCCATTTGACCCAATTTCGATTCTGTGAGGCCATTGTATGCCACGAATTCATAGTTTTGTTTGATCATGTTCTCTATTTGCGTCGTGATTTGTGTTTTTTTCTTCATCGAAAGTGTTTCGTAATTTGAATCCTTGTCGTCCAAAACGTACCATACACCACCATGTTTTTTACTTATTTTATCAGAAACATAAGATTCCTTCTTATCTTTGATGAAATGCCAATAATATTTTGATTTATCATAGTATTCATTTCCACATTTAATAATCTCATTCAAGTAATTTGTTCTCAATGAAGCTGGTAATAAAACTACCACTTTCCGTTTTTTCATCAAAACTTCAGCAATACCGATAGAGGAGCATGTTTTACCAACACCTAAGCCGTGGTACAATAACAACCCTTTGTATGGGCTGTTTTGTTGTAGGTAATCCCTGACGAATTCTTGATGTGGAAAAAGGGTCATAGTTGAGGTTTGTTTGCTGTCACAAGTTTTCGTCACTTTGGTCTTTTCGGCGTAGCTCTGAAACGTATCTGCTATCCAACTAATATATTCAGAATCATTGGGTACAATCCATTTTTTGGGCGCAATCTTAATATTTGTTTTGATTGCATATTTTTTCATGTTTAGTTTTTCATTATCAATTGATTCGTTAGTCGCGTCTTCAGTTTCGTCATCAGAGACTACCACATCGATTTTCTTTTTTCCTTTTTTTGCATCCTTTTCAGTACCATTTCTTTTTTTATAACAACATTCTTCATCATAAGCGTTTGGTTTCATTTTAAAACCCTCTTCACATGGCGGTCCAGGATTTTTATTCGTTCTACATTTACCCATTTCTTTACCTTCATTTGATATTTAAATATGATGTGATAAACAAAAATGATTAACAGATCGAAACATATATAATTTACATTACGTATTTTGAAACTACAACGGGCTTTAGGATACTTGTGTCGTGCTGATATGCTTCGATAGTCATTGAAATACTGTGTTGCAAAGACATATTGATCAGTTTTCCATATTTGTAGTTGTCAAGAAAACTTTCGGACTTCTGTTCCTCCATTATTATTTCTATCTTATCGTTGAAACTCGTTAATAGACTTAATAATACTTCATTGACATCAAACTTACCCGTTACAGAATTAAATTCACCTGGTGCATAAATGTAAAAGGAATTATAGTATCCGTCGTCACTCGGTTCGCCTATTTCGTAAATAACATGTCCATCCGTTTTATTTACAAAACGGATGAGTTCATTTATATTATCAAGGGTTGTGTCTTGTTTCATTTCTAGAAGTTTGAATAGGGTAAAGTCTTTAATCTGGATGTAGTCTCCTTTGGAGAAAGAATCTTTGATGAAATACTTTTCTGTCGTGATTTTTAAATAATAGTTTTGATCCGGGGAAATATGAAACACTGTTAAACCATCTTCTGATTTATCAAGTAGTTCTCCGTTTGGCTTTCGTAGTGATATATTCAGCGTTGGCAATGAAGTTAAATACGATGGATAAAATATTTTCTTTTCATCTTGTACGGGTTTGAATATGACATACCCGCGCCCATTGGGTGTTTTCATGTAATCGTGATATTGTAACTGACAAAACGTCTTTCGTATAATGTTGTCAGTCCCGTCGTAAATATCCTGAAATTCGTCTATGTAACATAAGATATATGGAAAATTGAAATTGTAATTGTAATCGAACTGATGTGATGCATTTGCATTCACCGTGTTTGTATGCACATGGATACGTTCGGAGGGTATTGTTATATTTGTGATAGAAATACTATAGATATTTTTGAACAGATTCATGGTTGTGGCGTCCTGATCAACGGGTAATTCGTATGTTTCGACACCAAGTTCCTTTCCTGGAGGATTTCCGCTTATGTAAGCCACTCGGGAGATATCGTTTTTATCTAAATACCCTGATATATTTCGAATTCCGTCGAATGTTGCAGTCTTTGTAAATGGTATAGTCGGATTGTTTTCGTAATACGGCACGCGTACGATTGTATTATGATAGGATGCAAACTTGACGGGATACTTATATCTGTATTTATCTGTAACCCAGTTTCGATTGAAACTATTGATTAGTAAATATTTCTTCACAAGAACTCTTTCGTTTGGCGGGTCTTTTGTCTCCAAATCAAAGACTTCTGTTTTTTTATTGTTGTATGAATCGTATTCTTTATCTTTGGAAGCTTGAATGATTTCATTATTCACAAAGAAATCTTTCGGTTCAACTTCCCCTACATTTCGCTGAACTATGTCCATGATGTCTTTATTTCTATCATGTGATACGCTGGTTTGCTCTTGTTCATGGATCTTCTGTAAATCTTCTGAAAACGACACTCTATCGTTCTCCAAGGATGCTAATTTGTTTTTAAATTCATCCTGACTCAAAACGCCCCCAACCAATTGCGTATCTAAAGTATTCAATCTTGGAATGTCTTTCAATGTAGGTTCGGTTTTCGATGTAGCTATGCTTTTCATCTTCATATTGACATCCGAATTCCCTGATGGTTGTGTTCCTCGTTCCGATATAATGTCGTTAATGACCACTTTACGATTGGAGAATACTTCATTGTCTCTCGGAACTGATTTTTGCAACTCTAACAGTACAATCTCCTTGACTATTTTCAGAGCCATTTTTGATTTGTAACTGTTTGTTTGTTGTTCGTTTTCTTTGTGTATTTTTGTCATCATATTATAGAATATTTCTTTAAGATTGACTGTCTTTAATAAGACGGGATCCACATTCTGTTTGTCTATTAAATAGGTTTGCATGATATTCATCAACGATTTCATATTTTCCACGGACATAAACTCCATGCTGTTTGAATATAATTTAAAATTATACTTTAAATTAAATTGAAATGACATCGCATGGAATGAATAATGAGGTGTATATGTCTCAAGCTATTATACCGCCTCCAGAAGATTTGGAAAATAAATTCTCGACAAAACATATAATTGTTGATAGTCGTGACAGGAATAGACACACATATCCGAATCCTTCAAAATACTCGATTGCATTCGACGAGCCTTTCGACCATGTCCATAGTGTGGAGCTTACCGTATATGATTTCCCATTCAACGAATATAACATCACAGAATTCAATAATGTTCTTCACGTAAATGAAATTGATTATGAAATACCAGCGGGCAAATATACAGAATCTGAACTTGAAGACGCATTAAACCTCTTACCGACTGGCATTACGTTCGATTACGATGAAAAAAAAAGGAAATTTAAGATATCTGGTGTCGGTAAAATAAAATGTAAAAGTGATAATAAAGAAGTAATTGTTACCATTTACTCTAACAATCCGACTAAACCAGGTACGAAGTCAGCAACTAAACCAGAAGGTGAGCCAAACAAAGGTTGGACTGTGGGGGAAATCATGACTGATTATATTAATATCGAGAGTGATATCGACGATTATCCAGCTTACAAACCCAATGAATCTTTAGGAGAATCACTTGGTACAGAGACATACTATATACCATTTCATACTTACCGCGAAAACACTATTGCACAGGTCCTAGGATTTGATGCGATAGACTACGAGGTTACTACTACTGAATTCTTCTGCCCATTTCCATTGAATTTAAATGCACGCCCAAATTACATTATCATGTATTTAGGACGTACCAAGTTATACTTTAGTCAAAACAACAAAGCCCATCAATCATTCGCGATAATTAGACCATCAAATAAGGAAAACGTTGTAAAGTTGGGTAACGAATTAATAACGAAGGTTTATAATCCCCCAATCGACATGAAGAAAATGGATTTTAAATTTGTCGATTACAATGGTCGTCTATACGATTTTCAAAACCAAGAACACTCATTTGAGTTGAAAGTTAAGTGTTTCAAACAAACTCCGAAGTATAATAATATTTTCAAATAAACACATTTTTCCGCAACTGAATCATATCTTTATCGTCAAATGATGATTTCATTATTTCTTGGTAGGATGGACCTTTAATCATTTTTACTAAAAAGTATAAACAAAACATACCACATTCGGTGTTCGAAAACTGCTTGCGCATATCGCTCGAATGAATTTCAAATGTTTTCGACTGAATACTTTGTTTTGTCCTATTCGCAAAATCCCTGATTTCAGATGGCATTTTTGATCCAAAAGAATCGAAATAATAAAACCCGTAATTCTTGTGTGATTCTTTTGTATTTAGATATACACAAACCCAGTGTGATCCCGGCTCGTTATGTTTATCTAAATTATACACAATACCGAATTGATATTCCTTATATTTCTTGAAATCAATAGAACACAACTCATCCGCGATGCATCTCGATGAAAGTGGCGAAACCTTTGCGTTGAAATCTATAGGGAGTACGCCTATAAATTTAAAAGATGGAAACTTGTCCTCGTATTGTTTCATAACGTTTAAAATATCAATATTGGATAGCCAATTATTATAGTGGGTTGGTGAAAATGGTTTGTGTGATTTGTCTGCATCGATTGTATCGATATTCTTTATCCAACATATTTCATCTTTAGAAGAACATCGGTCTAACATTCGATCATTTATGTTTTTCCATAACTCAATCTTGTTTCTATTCGAATACGGTATTTTCAGTTGTTTTGCAATATGTATCAATTGCTTTTTGGAAAAACAAGTGCGATGCTTCTCGTATGAGTTCGCTCTTGTTGGAGAACAAAACATGACTTCTTCTTTTATGATAGTAGATATTTTAAAATTTGAAATTTGGTTTAATAAAATGGAATTAAAAATATCACGAATATATAATCATAATGACGCAGCAGCAATGTATGCGTTTGCTAAACGACTTTTTAAATGATGTTAAAAGTGTTAAAAACTCATCTTTCACACATACGAGTATCACATCACCTGCAGGATCGTATTATATTCAGGCAGACGAAATGGATAAATTCATGAAGTTATACGCAAACGCATACAAAACTGGAAACTCTCTTTACTTTACTGAAAAACATCGGGATGTTTCACCGGTGTTACTTGATTTTGATTTTCGATTCAAGCTGGGAGACACTGCACGCAAATATACGGATAAACATATTGAATCCATCATCACAATATATGTTAAAGAACTTGTTAAATTTGTCGATTGTGATTTGGACCAGATGGAGATTTATGTGATGGAAAAATCTGCACCCGTAGTTTTTGAAGATAAACGTGTGGTGAAAGACGGTATTCATATTATAATTCCATCGGTAGTTACCGTCCCAGCTGTTCAACTCATCATTCGTGAAAATGTCTTGAAACAATTGGAGCTTGCTTTATCAGATATGAAATGCACAAACACAATCGAGGATATTTATGATGAAGCGGTAATTCATAGGAACAATTGGCAGATGTATGGGAGTAAGAAACCGTCATGCGAAGCCTACAAAATCACAAAGATATTCAAAATCAACGACGAATACGAACTGACGACGAGTGAAATTGAACTAGACCATTCTGGATACGTGAATACCTTGAGTATTCGCAATAAGTTCGTAGAATCGACATACAATACGGATGTGTCAGATACCATTCATGAAAAACACAAAGAAATCTTGAAAAATGACAACAAGCAAAAGAAAAAGAAAGAAATTATGGGGAAGATAATTCAAACGAATGCAACGCATTACACGAAAACGTCGGTAGATATCGGAATTGTGAAAAAGATGCTCAGTATTCTCGATACTAACCGTGCCTCGAATTACGACGATTGGATTCGTTTGGGTTGGTGTTTGCGTAATATCGACAATTCGCTTCTCGAAGATTGGGACGATTTTAGCCAGAACTCGCAAAAATATCAAGTTGGCTATTGTGATAAACTGTGGTTCCATATGAGGGAATGTGGATTAGGCATGGGTACCTTACATATGTGGGCAAAGAAGGATAATCGTGAAGAATACGAAAAACTAATCACAGCCGACATATCCTCCTATATTAATAAGAGCTTATCTGGAACCGATTACGATATAGCGTTGGTGATTGAACGGATGTTCAAAATTCGATTTCGCTGTGCATCACACCGCCATCATTTATGGTATGAGTTCAAAAACCATCGATGGCATGAGGTCGAAAAAGGATATACGTTGTTCAGTAAAGAAATTCCAACTAAATTATTTGACGAATATACCAAGGTTATGATCCAATTATCGTCACAGAGTTTAGGGAAAGACAATGAACAGCAGTCAGATCTAGAAAATAAGGATAAAGAACTCAGAAAGATTCGATCCAAGTTAAAAAACACAGCATTCCGTGACAAAATGTACAAAGAGTGTTCTGCATTGTTTTACGAACCTGGTTTCACTGATAAATTGGATGCTTCTCCCACATTAATTGGGTTTGAAAACGGCGTTTTCGATTTAGAAACGGACGAATTCCGCGAGGGACGCCCAGAAGACTTTATCAGTTTCTCGACGGGTATCAATTACATCGAGTACGACAAGGAAAACCCATACATTGAAGAAATCAACGATTTCATGACCAAGGTCTTGCCAAATGACAATGTTCGCTATTACGTATGGACATTGTTCGCCAGTATGCTGGATGGTTCAAACAGAGATGAGAAGTTTCACATCTGGACTGGTTGTGGTTCGAATGGTAAAAGTAAAATCGTTGAACTGTTTCAAAATGCAATCGGTGAGTATGGCTGCATCTTCAATATTTCATTGCTCACACAAAAACGTGTAGGTTCTAGTGCGACAAATAGCGAACTGGCGATCGCTAAAGGAAGGCGATTTGCCATTCTTCAGGAACCAGAGGAGCACGAAAAATTAAACGTAGGTTTGATGAAGGAATTAACAGGTGGTGATAAGATCCAATGTCGATCCCTCTTCAAAGAACCGATTAAATTCAAACCGATGTTCAAAATGATTTTGACATGCAATCACATGCCATCCATTCCTCCCGATGATGGTGGCACCTGGAGGAGGGTTCGACGCGTCGAATTTACATCAAAATTTGTAGATAGTCCCACACAACCCAACGAATTTAAGATTGATCGCGAGTTGAACTATAAATTCGAGCTTTGGAAAGAAACATTCATGGCGATGTTATTGAAATACTACATCGAGTACAAAGCTACCGGAAAGATTGTGGAACCCAAAGAAGTCACGGAATATACCAACGAATATCAGAAGAAGAACGACATATTTGCTGACTTTTGTGAAGGATATATCAAGGATGATGAATCCAGTAGCGTGCCTCTGCAAAAAGTCTTTGCGAAATTCAATGAGTATTGCACAATGGACAATATCAAAACGAAAGGTATCAATAAAAATGTCTTCAAGGAAGCGATGGTTAAACGCTATGGACCTCTCCAGAAACTGAAGAACGTTGCAATTTGGAAAGGAATCGCATTGATTGAGAACAATAACGATTTGTCGGATTCAGATGACGACATTTAAAAATTGAAACAATTTAAATAATACTATAAATAAGTATATATAGTATGGATATCAATGAAGTGACGCGTACGTTTATGACTGTGAAACAAATGCTGGTGGATAGAAATATCGATATCTCTAACTTGGAAAATGTATCAAATACAGAACTATTGGCAATGAGCAAAGCAAATCTTATATTTTCTGTGAAAGTCAATGAAAACTTTCATGTTGTGTATTATTTGCATTCAAAATTTAAAATCGCTGACTTGAAAAAGTTTATTCCTGAAGACGCGCACATTTTCCTTATTTTCAAAGAAAAGATCAATACGCAAAATATAAAGAACATTAAAGAACTATCGAACGACAGTATTGAAATCTTTATGTTGAATGAATTGATGTTTAACATAACCCATCACTATTTGGTCCCAAAACATGAACTATGTAACGAAGACGAGATTGTAGAAATAATGACCCGATACAAAATCAAGCAGAAAACACAACTTCCGATCATTCTCAAATCTGATCCGATGGCGAGGTACCTCGATTTGAAACAAGGGAACGTTGTCAAAATCACCAGACCGAGCCCTAGTGCTGGTGAAACACTTGTGTACCGATATTGTGTATAATAAATATATATTATTAATAAATATGACAACAGCAGTAGGGGAGACCTTTTCAATCACACCACCTTTAGCTTTAGATTATGGTACTTTTTTGGGCCATATTAACAGTTTATTTGAGACAGATTTCGATGATTTAACAGAACTGAAAGATAATATACATACATTGACTTTTTTTGAAGCAAGCGAGGTTCATCCATTACCCAAGGGATTACAAAAGGCATTTCATGATTTATTAAGAATATTGATGACAGAAAACATTACAGAGTCTGAAATCTTATGTTACATTTGTGAAAAAGATAAAATTCACAAGTTCGTAACGGAATTGGATGACAATGATGATATCATCAACGCGAAAAAAGTGTTTGAAATCGAAAAAAATAAAATGATTACCTTCGCATCTAAAAATTCCAATATACAAGACCGATTATACAAGAACAAGATGTGGCGATATTCGTTGCTTTTCGGACTTTTGTTCTTTATTATCGGGTTATCTACGATATATTACATGGGAAGAACCTCTAAACAACAGAAGTTACCATTTGATTTGATATTGATAAGTGTGTCAATGATGTGCGTTTTCTTTTTCATTATAATGGATCTCATCATTCTCTTCTCTAGAAGAACTGTGAGTGAAACCTTCGTAGATTCGTGCGCAACGGAAGATTGTCAATACAATAACAATGTCTTTCCGAATATCAATTCGAAAATCATGGAATTCTTTGACGATTTGGTAACCATTCATCGATACAATCACACACTACAAGTGAAGGATGTGAGAAAACAAACTGAAGTTGTGAATGCGTTACTGAATGATTACAAGAGAGTTAATTACATAAATCTTCGCAATTTCCAATTGACAAACTATAAACTGAACGCAACTAGATATAATATGCACTTCATCAAATGGGGGTTCATTATCGCGGGTATTATTGGAATTTTCGCAGGATTGAACATTCGAAAAAACTCATCCTATCCGGTATCTGACATGTTTTTCATCACTGTCGCGACAACAATAACATTGATGTTTTTCATCATATTTTTGCTAAACCAAAAACAACACATGATTCGAAAGAAATACAATTGGGATAAACTATATTGGCGTATCAAATCAGTTGAAAAAGCAACATAAAAAACAAATAACTTTTTAAGTTTGTTGAGGTTATTGGATCAACATCAAAAAAATATTTATTATTATAAAGATTACTATAATTAAATGGCGATAATCATCAATACAGATAATTATATAATCGGAAATTTGTTAGATATACTCATCATCTTCGGACTTGGCGTGGTATTGTTATTATTTGCGAATGCGTTATATACAGACTCTAGAATGTTCATGTTGTATCTAACACTGCTTGTAATATCAATCACAGTTTACAGCATGATATATACTTCAAATAATTTGTCAGACAAGAAAAAGGAATCCACGGGGTATAATATTCTGGTTTTCATCCAACTGTATGTCATTGTATTGTTCGTATTCCTAACGATAATGTATTCGTACGTTAAATCAAACTATTATATCCAATAATGTCATCATAAACACCTTGAATATTTGCATTTGAATCACCAATTATATTAATATATGATGTACTATTTTTTTCGTCAAACATGTTGTTTTGTGCAGAATGCAACATGTCAAGTGAAATTACGAACGATGGGTCTTCGCAGTCGTCCGCCGGTTCCGATAACTTTGGTTCTTCAACATCTAATTTTATAGCGGGTTGCAAAACCTCCTTTTGTGAGTCGGTCTCCAGGACTTTTCTGCTGACTGAATCACCTTCTTCAAACGTATCTATATAACTTGTGGAATATCCATCGTCTGCTGTGATCGTATCGTCAATCACGAATTCTCCAGGTGAAGTAGTTTGAATAAGAATTATCGTTAATAATAGGGTGCTTAAGGGATCGACATACATCAATACTATCAAACAACATAATATACTATAGGTGATCACATCATTATCGTTCAAGGTTTGTGACAGTTTTATCGGTTTAACAAATACAATAAATGTCAAAATCAATAATACTACATGAATTAGTTTTGATATATCCATTGTAATTTATTTAAATTGAGAAGATAAATAAATTTATGAATACATTCATCACTCAAAAACACATCTAAAAGAGAAAGAGTATAATAAGTTATTAGTATCACAAAAGAATATTATTATCCATGCTGACTGCTTACGGATATAAATTGAATAAAAAGGATGTGGACGAACGAGCAATTCTAGATGTATTAACGGTGAAGCCAGGTAATGATTTCATGGGAGATCAAAATGATGTTGATTCAGAGTTTTGTGTTTGTTTGGAAACGAAAAAACATATTTACGTACCAAAATACTATGGATTAACTACTTACGGATTACCTACTACAACAGTATTACCTGAACCAACATCCATTGATTTTGAGTTCATTGGAACGGTTATGCAGTGTCAAAAGGAACCCATCAATACATTTTTGCAAGCAGCGTCGAACCCATTAAAAATGGGTGGAATTCTTCAATTGCCGCCAGGATTCGGGAAAACGGTAATGGCACTGAACATCATATCTATATTGTCTAAAAGAACCCTGGTTATTGTTCATAAAGAGTTTTTAATGAATCAATGGAAAGAACGAATACAGCAATATTTGCCTAAAGCGACAATCGGTATAATGAAACAGAACAAATTTGAAATTGAAAATGATATTGTTATCGCAAGCCTACAGACCATATGCTCTAGAGATTACGACTCCTCAGCGTTAGCGAGTTTTGGGTTTGCGGTTATAGACGAGTGTCATCATATTGGAGCGAAAGTTTTCAGTCGAGCATTGAATAAAATTAATTTCAGATACACATTGGGATTGTCCGCTACTGTGAATCGTAAAGATGGTTTGTCGAAGGTGTTCAAATGGTATATTGGTGATGTGGTGTATAAAATCTCAAGTAAAGAAACGTCGGTAACTACCGAAGTTCAAATCCATAAATTTAAGAGTAACGACATCAACTACAAAAGAGAATGTTTCATATCCAATGGTAAAATGAACATTGCCAGGATGATTACGAATGTATGTGAGTGTGTGGAGCGAAATGAGTATATTGCAAACATTGTTAATGGTATTCTTACCAATGAATCGACTCGCAATATTATATTGCTCAGCGAACGCCGAAAACATTTGGATGATATTTCAAGATATTTTGCCAAAGATGTATTTGGGTTTTATGTTGGGGGAATGAAAAATTCAGAACTAGAACTATCAAAAACGAAACGGTTGTTGCTTGGAACATTTAATATGGTGAGCGAAGGATTCGATTTGCCTAAATTGGATACATTAATATTGGCGACTTCAAAAAGTGATATTGAGCAATCTGTAGGTCGGATACAGAGAAAACACACATATACCGATGACGACAATACACCACGAATCATAGATATCGTCGATTCGTTTTCAGTGTTCGGGCGTCAAGCTGCGAAGAGAGCGTCGTTTTACAAAAAAAAGAAATACGATTTTTTAAAGTCATAATTATATAAATATTATATAAATAGAATAAATAATGGCATTGTATGTTATTTTGAAAAATACTTTATTGCTAGCTTTAATAATATTAATTGTCCATTTTATGGTTATGAATGATCTGCTTGAAAATGAATATATGCACACCAAACGATTGGGTGAAGACGAAAATGCGAGATGTCGATTACCCATTGAAGAAGAAATGCCGAAACCAGTTATAAATCAGCCTCATTTCTCTTCAGTAAAGGTGCAGGATATAAATACGAACTCATCTCCAGACATAGACGAATACTTCAATGAATCCACTGTCGATGTATCTGATATTAGAATGAAGGAATTGTACGACTTTGTTTATGACGACACTGAAGCCACTGATGATTTAAATACCTTATTTGATGCAAAAATTGAAACTCCTGATGTTCAAAACACAGAAATCGATACACACCATACGATTATGAAAGGGAATCAGGTGACGAGCATCAACGCACATTTGTGCGATTATGAAATAGTCGGAGAGTTGAGTGGGGCGTCAGACGATCCATTTTCGGGAATAGATATGACGTGCCAAACGTTTTCCAAAACGATTTAAAATTTGATATACAGAATATAATAAATCCCATCATCTTGAATTATGCAAACGGGTTCGATTTCATTTTGTGATACGAATGCTTTAAACATCAAGTCAGAATCTGTAAAAAAACTTATTCTGAATAAAATCGAAAGGACGTATGGTTTTAAAATAATGAACAAACATTTCGAAAACTATAACGAATCGACACCTGGGAAGCTAGAGAGAAATCCGCATGTGATGTCTTTAAAATCCAACGGAAATCCATATTTTATGTTTTTAACATGTATCCATAATGTAAATACATGTTTGTTAATCGACAAAAAAATACAACAGGGTTATTTTTATCCTCGTATGATTATTGTTCATATGATGTTTGATGATGAATTATTTCAAGACACTTTGTTCGACGGTGAGATGTTGAAAACCGTATCCGGTT